CTAACTAATACATGAGGCATTGTTGCCTCGTCAAATCTATATGTAATGCCTGGGGCTACTGTTTCTTTCCATACTCCATCTCCATATATATCTGTTGCATCACTGGAATAAACAGGTGGAAAATCTGCGTTAACTACAAACTTAACGTAGTAATCATCGTATTGAGTAGCTTGAGAGCCTTGTACTTTAACAATAAAACCGTCATATGCCTTGATAGGTAAGTCGTCTAAGTCATCAACAACGCCTTTGATCGCCTTAGTTGCTTCTCCTGTCTTATCATCTTTACTTGTAACCTTGTAATCACTTCCATCATCTTTCTTGATGTGGATTATGTAGTCGTCATTATCAACTGTAAATCCACTAATTGAATTTAATTGTTGTCCTAACTTATCTGCAATCTTAACTGTTGATAATTTGACTTCAGGTACGACAGTGCAATTGCCAGAGTTAGCACTTGAATCATTTGCTGTTCCTGCTGTGTAATAGAACTGGTCTGTACTAGCAGAAGTGACTGCGTAAGTACCTGCTATTCCACCAGAAGCAGTAGCAAAAGAAATCTTAAACTCATCTCCAGTAACCATTCCATGTGCAGTTGCGTTAACTAAAACACTAGAACTGTTGGCTGCTTGAGAATAAGAACATTCGATTTGTTCCCCGCCAGCAGGAGGTGTCGTATATGTTTTGGTTGTACCGTCTAATGTGACGCTGTATTCAGTATCGTATTCTGCTGATTTAATAAACACCATCGCTGTGACTTCAGTAATGGTTGTTGGCGACAAGTCGGTGGACATAGCCACTTCCTTTTCTTTGTTGACAATGAATGTGTAGTCAGCAATAGATGCAACTCTAAATTGTTCTGAAGGATGACCAGTTACATTTAAGTAGCTAACCCCGTCTGGGGTTGAAGGAGTGACAGCAGTTGTTCCATCTAAAGTTGCTACTTTGATAGCACCATTTTGAATGATGATGATGTAGTTAATATCATTAGTCCTTGAAACCATGTGAACAAATGGTCGGACTGTTGATTTGTCTTCAGTAAATAAACGACCAATATTATTAAACGGTGGCCTTTTCTTTAATCCTTCAACTGGACTTGACATGCAATTCACTACTTCTTCTGCCTGTGATGCCAATCTCAACGCAGGAGGTTGTTGGCTAACTCCATTAATGAGGTTAGGTATAGAAGAACTAATTAAAGGCATGACTATCTAAGAACAGTACGACTTGGTTGATAAGTCTGGAATACTCCTGTGTGATTAGGATTACCTCTAATCATATTGTGATCACCTGCATTAGTTTCTTCTTCTAAGAATTGTGCTTTAGCTTCCGCTTCCATTGTTAGATTTATTTGTGTTAATTCTGCACTACCTAGTATCTGTTCTTGTAGTGTGCGACCTGCTTTAACCATCATGTACTGACGGGCATGCTCAGGGAGGTCAGTCCAATCAAGGATATAAGTTACATCTGCTGTTAAGTCTTCATCAAAGAGAGAAGTGTTATTACGTCTGTCGTATAGCTTTGATCCTCTTTGTACGACTTCAAGATCTGGATACTCATAAGGATCAATCTTTACTCTGCTTATATCTGAACTTAAATTAATTTCTTTTGATGAATCTCTAGTTAGAGTTCTTTCGTAGTCAGTATTAAACGACCAGCCTTCAGCTTGAATTGTTCTACTAACTTCGTTAAGTGTGTCATTAGCTTGTCTTGCTAAACCGAACTGACCTTCAAGACTATTGACAGGTGCTTCACCCATCATTCGCAGTACTTTATTAACTGCTTCTAGTTCGGTAGTTAGATTAAGGCCCATAAGAAAAGAGGGGGCATATAGCCCCCATAGTAATTAGCTGGTTGCTGTGTATATCTCGATAGCACAGTCTGGACGTAGAACTCCAGTACCATGAGCCATAGATCCGACCATGAATGTACCTTGCCATAACGCGTGTACATCGGAACCAGTTTGTTCCATCTTCAGATCCATCAACTTAACAGTACCAACAGCCTGCTTGTTGAACACAAGTCCAACGCTGTCTGTGTAGTCAGCATGGTATGTGTTGTTCTCACCAGTTACTTGAGAACGGTTTGTAGTTGGCAAGTGGTTAGACTTAACGATGCTGATACCAGCAACCTTTAAGACTGTTCCATCTGCGTATGCTCCAGAACCACCCCAGTCTCTGTTGAGTACGTCTGTTGTTTGTGCGATTTTATAATATTCGGTTGGGCCAAGAGCTAAGTATCTCCCGTCCTCAGGAATATTATCTATATCCATTTGCTCTGCTGCTGACCACATAGCACTGACTAGCTGTGCCCCTGTGATAGCTGACTTACTAGAAGCAACAATCTTGATACGAGTACCACCAGGTAGGTCAGTGTTGAAGTTAGTAGCTGTTCTTGCTGCTTGGCAGATAGTAGCTGCTACGTTCTTGTCAAATGTGTACGCTAATGCGTTACCCATCTCAGTTGTATACTGAGACCTCACGTCGTAATGGTTCTTAGCTTCATCAATGTCTGCAACGAATACGTTCGATACAAGTTTGTCATCGATGTTGATAACAGCTTCAGCGTGCTTGATAGCATTACCTGTTAGCTGGGTGCCCGGCGTGTGATACGCGGTACTAGAAAGTCCAATAATCGGGAACTGGGCTGACTTACCTGACTTGATCGTACGCACTGTATGCAGTGACTCAAACACAGTTGCTTTACGGAAGGCAGACAAGACCTCCCCCGAAAACGTCTTTAAGAATAATGCGTCATAGCTAGTTCCTGTATTGTTTACAAGACCTAGCCGTGAGCTAGTAAAATTAGCCACGGAAAAAAGAAAGAAAGGTTGCCCTTCACTATCTCTTCAACGCAGGGTATCCCTCGCAAGGGGCCGTTGTCTCTACGAGAATGTTTAGGTTGTTTATATAATACCCCTTACAACACTTTTGAGCGACTAAGTTTTTCTTGTACCTCTTGTCTATACGCTGGATCAGTTGCATATCGTTCATCATTCATAGCCGCTACTACCTGTGCAGTTGATTCAAACTTAGTGGTATTCGCTCTAGGTGTTCTACCTCCGACAAGCTTTGGTTCTCTTGGTGCGTTGTTCATATATGCAGCCTGAAGACCAGCGACAGCAATCCTTATTTGATGTGGGTTGCTAGTCTTAAGCATGTTATTAAACGCATCAACTTCTGCTTTGTCTAAGTTTCCAGCAGCCCATTGAATCATTTCAGAGTAAACCTGCTCACCTCCAAACTCATTCTTAATTGCTGCTACTTCTTTAGCTGCAAGTTGTGAGTCCTGCTCCGCTCTGTACTGCACACCATCTAGGTATGCTTCGACCATATCCTTACTGAAGCCAGCACCTTCTAATGCTTTGTAGTCGTCATCATCTAGCTTGCCTGTCTCTTGCCATTTAGTATTCATCCCTTGGTAATCGACACCAGCTTCATCAAGGCGACTACCTATGTACTCACCATAAATTTCTGAAGCGTTGGCAGGTGCTGCTTCTTCTTCCTTCGACTCAGATGCTTCTGGCTTGTCGCTTTCTTCTTGACTGCCTAACTTCTTTTGAAGTTCTTCGTAACCTTTCTCTAGGTCTTGTACCGAGTCATACTTACCAGCAAATTTAACTGGTTCTTGTCCTTGAGCTTCAGTAACAAGTGCTTCATCTTTAGTTGCTGTCTCCTGTTCAGGAGATAACGCACCTGTCTCTGGTTCGGAAATAGTAATTGCTTCTGGCATTGGGTGTGATGGGTAAGAGGTTGTTATTTGATAGTGATGTGCCGTTCGCCGTCTTTAGTGACTTTTGGCTCTTTATCTTTTTTCTTTTTAGCAACTGTCTTATCTTCTTTAATAGTTGCTAACTCTCTAGGTTTCTCCTCCTTGGACTGGGCCACTGGGGAGTCCTTGGGCTGCTGCCCCGAGATCGGGGACGGTGTTAGGGATGCTTCCTGCTGCTCCGTCTTCGGAGTTTCCTGAGAATTGAGGGCCATAAGGTGAACCTGGTTTAGTGTAGTTGTCTGCAACTTTAGCCATAGCTGATGACTTCATTGCTTCCATCATCTGCATCTCTTGCTGTTGCTGTTGAGCTTGTGCCTTTGCAGCAGCAGCTTCTTGCTGTAGTTGCTGACTGGTCTTGACTAAGTTTGTCGTATCTATTGAAGCACTAGCTGCCAATCTTCGCAGTGCTTCTTCGTAATTTACATACTGTTGTGCTATCTCTGGGCCTAGTACCTGCTGAGTAACAGACAAGAACTCAGTTAACTTATTCATATCATCACCTCTACCTATACCTTCAAGACCTGTCACTGCTCTTGGCTGTACTAAAGGTTCACCTGTCTCCTGACTGTTAGGGAACTCAGGTAGTTTGCCTTTCTTCTGTAACATATAGATCAACCTGCGTACCAGTGGTAGCTGTAGTTCTTGGGTAAGTATTGAGTAGAAAGCTCCGATAGTTTGTTCAAGACTTTGTGCCATGTATCTTATTTCTTCTGCTGTAACTCTTTCCCCTGGTCGTTGTACTGCTTGGTTAAGTAGGAAAGCAAACTCAAGTCTTTGCTCTATACGCTCAATCATATTCATTGTGATCTGTAGATCAGCCTGCTTTTGGGCTTGAACGACAGTTACATCAGCAGCGTTACCTTGAACTATTGCACCATTCGCTGCACTACTGAGAGTACGTGGCCTAGTAGTTCCATTAGGATTTACAAGGAACAGAACTTTAGATGCTGCTGCTGCTGCTTCGATTGATGCTTGGTATAAAGATTCAAGTGCAGTCAAGTCGCCATAGTATTTTTCAACGTGACTTCTTCCGTACTCCTCTCCACTTTCTAATCGCTCATACCTCAATACGATCCAAGGACTTACATCCATTGGACACATGCCATATGTATTAGGAATCTCTTTGCCTTTACATTCCTGATACCAGCGAGTGATACCGTTCTCAGTCTTAACGCATGTATGTATCTTTACTGTCTTCTTGACTGGGCCTAGCTTTTCATCTTCTTCCTCTTGGTCAGGAAGGAATCCATCTGGCAATGCTTCAGGATAAACTTCTTCTTCTATTAAGATCTCAGTCACATGATCCATTGGATCACGCACGACACAATAGTTTTGTAAATGTATAGTCCTGATTCTGTCTTCTTGTACATAGAGAAGGACATTACCTGTGACTATTAACTGTTGAAATGCTTGAGCGAGTGATGCTCTTGCACTCATCGTTTCTAGTTCAGTCATCACAGCCTGCTCTACCTTGACTAAAGCTGTGTCGAGTTCTGTCTTAATCTCTGGTCCTTGCTCTTCTATTCTTAATGCAAGGCTGTCAATCTCTAGCTTGAAGAAGGGAGTGTTAGGAGGGAAGAGAGTTAGGTTTAATTTATTTTGTAAGTTACTAACACCCATTGCACCTGTTGACTGCCAAGGTGTCTTGAGTTTTCCATGATCTCCCATGTTGGAGTCAGGGCAGGAAGCAGGGTTAGTTACCTTTGCACAATCTCTAGCTCTTTGAAGGAAAGGATCACGATTAGTTTTTAGTTGGTCGTACCTAGCAGCAAGGGTAGTACCTTTCTCTTTATCTTTAGCTCCTTTACCTGGAACTAGATCAATAGGGTCAATGCTTAAGTCCATTTATTTAGGAATGTAGAGACTCTTAGCCGCATGTGATGACGACTTAGTTGCTTTGGTTTTTTTGACTGGGTTTGTTAATTGTTTCTTGCCACCACCCTTTGCCCACCTTTTAGAATCTAGTGCTGGTGCTGCTACTCCTGCTGTTTCTTCTGGAGGTGGAGGGGGTGCAGCTTCTGCCTGTCGTCTTTGTTCATCATACCTAGCTTGGTTATCTGCCCTGCTTAATTCAAACTGTCGCTTCTGTTCTGCCATCTGCTCTCTTTGTAGAGCAAGGTTCTCTTGATGACGCTCTTCGGCTGCCTTCTTAGAGTCCTCGTTAGAACCACCTCCACCACCACACATAGCTAAATCCTGTAGTTACTTAATAATACCTTGATATTAGTCTTAGACTATTCCAAGTTGTCTTATATTCCCTTTTGATTTGTACTTGCTAGTGCTAAAACCTCGCCTTCCTTGACCTGAAGCGATTGCTCTATCCTCTATTTTAAGTGCTTTGTTTGCTGCTGTTGTACTCTTTTGATTTGTATCTAAATTAATAATTGTCTTACCACCACCATACCCTGCTCCACCCGTCATCTGCTGTTGCTCAGAAACAGGTGGTACATATCTTTTAGTGATTGGATCTTCTGGGCCTGACAAGTTCACTTGATAACCTCCACCCAAGTCAAGATCTAGTGTTTCTCCAATACCTAATCCAAGATTGCTGTCACTTGTTTCGTGATCGATAGTACTTTCTTCGTAATCAAGGAGTCCATCGCCATCTGTATCTTCCATCCATTTGTTTTTAATATCAAAATTACCAGCTTCAATAGCTGCTTTTCCTGCAGGAGTTTCAGCCCACTGAGCAAGGTTTAATTTATTCGGATCATCAGCATCTAACGTGAATTGACTTGCGGCTACGTTTGTAACTGGATATTCAACATCGAAACCTAGACGACCTCCACCACCAGGAGACGCACCATCTAATTCGTAGTTAGCCATGTAATGCTCTTGGCCTACAGTTGATAGTCCATCACCATAATCAAAAGGGACTGGTCTTATCTCAAATCCTCCTGGTTTTGTCGAATCAGGTACATATTCCCATGAATAAGGCGTTGCTGTTTCGCCTGTTGCTATTAGATTTCCATCATCATCCAACACATACTCACCTTCTTCGTCTATCTGATATTGAGTAGCAGTCTTAGTACCAGTTGGATTTAAATTTGTTGCTGGATCAAGGTCTAAATATACTTTTTCTGTAAGGATATCTCCTGAAGGATCAGTGCTTGTCTTGATTTCTAATGGATTACCGTAGCCTATTGTTCCAAACTTTTCATAGTTTATAGCACCTGTATTCATGCCAATATCTCTTGCTATGTTTTCCCGAGCCATAGATTGCGCAGTAGCGAAGTCATACCCTTCAGCTAGATAGCTTTGTATGTCTTGTGTTTGTTGATATCCCCACCACTCATTACCTTCTTGCCCAACGACATTACCTTGTTGGACACCGTACTGATAGTTTTGTTCTTCTAAATAGTTCTCAAGGTTAGATGTGTTCAAATTTGCAGCCCAGTCCTCTGGTCTTGTACCGACCTCTACATTCTCATCTTGAAACTGAAACCAGTCAGGAATCCCCATAGCAGTAGGATCGTATTCAGTAGTAGCTAAGTCTGATTCACCTCGTATGTAATCAAATGCTTCAGTAGATCTGCCTATGTCTTGTCTTACAGTTTGAGTAGCTGCTGCTTCTGCTTCTGCTTCGCTCATTCCACTAGCAATAGCATTGTCTTTAAGAGTCTGATAGGTTTCCGTCCAGTACTGTGCACCTTCAGTACCTGGAAGTCTGCCTAGTAAATTTTGAAAGCTTGAAGTTACTGCTTCAGGTGCATTTTCTACCGCTGCTACACTTTTAGCTTCGCTTGATCTTGCAACGTCTTTGCTTATAACTCCAATAGCATCATCGGGACTCAATCCTTCGCTAATAAGAGTATCGTATTGTCCACCAAACCACTTATAGAATTCATCACCTGGTGCTCTATCTAGCAAGTCTTTTCCTACCTGCTGTAATCTTTTTATCTTGTCGTGCTCTTTTTTATTTATATCTGCTTGCTTTTGAGCTTTTATTGCAGCATTTAACTCAGATATAGATCCGTAAGTTTGCAGACCATCAGGAACAGTATCAATAGCGAAAGGATTTGCTGTTGCCATTATCATTCGACGTTGTTCTGCTCATTATATACAGATCGCAACATCCTTACTAGCTCTACCTGCCCACCGTATCTCCATATCTCTCGGTCAGGTGTATCTATTGATGGACATTTATCAGGGTAGATCTCTTCTAGTTTCCTGATAAGAACCTCATCTATTGGAGGCCAAAGTTCTTCGTCAATCATGTGGTGGGTGGTTCCCAGAGGGATACTTCTTGCTTATGTAAATTGTACTCTCCATGTCTCAAGATTCTAGTGAGTCGTGCTGAAAGTAATGCTGATTTGTATGTAAGTTTCCTCTTCTCGTAAGCACCTATTACCTTGTCCCACATATCAGAAAGGGTTTCGGAATCTCCCAAAATTTTTTCAGCAGTTTTTGGCCCGACACCTACAAGCCCAGGTATGTTGTCGCACCTATCACCACATAAAACTTGCACCATCCAATTTCTATCTGCCCTCTTTTCAGAAATGGTTTCAAGATCTCCATTCCTCAGAAGAATACAGGGTATGGTCTTCATGTCTTTATCGGCTGAAACTATGACACGTGTAGGGTGCCGCTCCTCAGTTGCAAGTATGCCCATTACATCATCAGCTTCAAGGTTGGGATAGGTAGCGACATCGTGATACCTTCTCACTGCTTCAGCTACATCTTTAAATGCCAAAGGTTTACGCTTACCTATTCGATTAGCTTTGTACTCGTTATAGATCTCATGTCTAAAGGTGGGATAGTCAGAGAAGCACATGATGATCTTGCCTCTATCACCAGTGATGGACTGGTATTCTTCTAGCTTCATAGCTACATAGTCCAAGGCATCACATTCATCTGATACAAGTACATGCTGGTACTCGTTGAACTTGTAGTCTTTCTCTGCTGCACAGCAGGCAGAGTAAACAAGCATGTCAGCATCTATTAGTAGAGTCATTAAATCAGTTGTAGTTGGTGGGTAATTGGAGGCAGTACACTTGCACCCCATTGCTGCCCCATTGCTAGAGCAACTCCTTCATAAGTTGTACTTCTTATCTTCCATCTGTTAGGGCCAGGAGGAAGCATGTGTACTTTCTGTTCTCTTCCTTCGACAATGTTGGAAGGTTTTAACTTAGGTAGATTCTTTAACCATAAGCAAGTTGTTTTACATTCACCATGCCCATGCTCCCAAGGCTGGATAATGCAATCGGGTTGTCTAATAGCAGAACTAATAACACTTACTGGATTTTCTATACACCATCTATCTATAGGTGCATCCATTAACAGTCGTACAAAATCAAGAGCCTCCTTCTGTTCTTTCTCTTTACGCCAGAAATGTTTGCTACCTGATACAGCTAGGTGTGTACAAGGAGGATGTGCAACCATCAAGTCGTAGCCATCAGACAATATATCTTCTACGTTCCCTTGATAGTGCGGGCCAACAGCATCAGTAGGTAAGAGATCACAAGAGATTGCGTCATGCCCTTGAGCAATGAAAGCATCACGCACTCTTCCTGAGTATTCACAAGCAACAAGAACTTTCATTGGAAGAAGTTTGTTTGTTGTACTAGGCGACCAGTCTTCTCGTCATATAACAAGGTATCGACAGGGCCAGTCTTGCCTGAATACCTGTTCTTCAATACTGCTAGTTGCAACTGTGATCGTTCACCTGCATCGGTTGACTGTTGGTTCCTAGAGCAGGAGATACATAAATCAGATAGCTGTAAAATTCCTGAGCTTCCCCTCAAATCACTGGGGCTGACAGTTTGGCCCTCTTCATGTGCCTTACCTTGTGGCCTACGCAAATGAGATACAAGTATAAGTCCAACACCTGTCGCCTCAACACATTGCCTTAACTTGGTGCATATCACATCCAACGCTTTCCTTTCATCAAGTTCGATACCAGAAATAACAAGGGTAAGATGGTCAAGTATTACTACATCAACTTCTTCTGCTGTAGCTAAGTAAGTAATCTGTTCAATTAATCTATCTCCGTCCATACTGCCAAAATGATCGTACAAGAAAAGACGGCCTGATCCTAAGAGAGAATCAAAGGCCGACTTCAAGATGGGGATCTCGACAGTCTCATCTAAATGCAAAGGAGTGTTAAGTGCAATACCCATTACACCTTGAAGGGTACGTTGAAGTGATTCTTCTAGTGCGATGTACCCTACTCTCAGCTTCTGAGTAAGGAAGTGATAAGCAAGTTCTTTGCATACGGTACTCTTCCCAGTTCCACTGCCAGCACAGAGAGTTATCATCTCTCCCTTACGAAAACCGTGGGTGTAATCGTTTAGTTTTACCCACGGATAATGACAGACAGCTTTAGATCCTGGCTTAATTAATTCCTCCCATAAAGTTGAGCCTTCTCGGATGCAATCAGGTCGTACTGGCTGTGATTTCCATAGTAAATCCTTTAACTCCTGCCCTTTACCAGCAACAAGCATGTCGTTGGCATCTTTATATGGGTCAGGTATGCGACAGATAGCAGCCTTACCAGCAGGTAACAACTCAAGTGCAACTTGACTAGCCTTTCGACCAGGTTCATCGTTGTCAAAGCAGATCACTATCCATGCAAATTGCTTTAGCCATTTAAGATTTGCAGCGATAGCTTTCTTAACTGACTGTGTGCCTGAAGGTATTGATACGACAGGAAATTTATTGGATTGAACCTGTGAGGTAGATAAGGCATCGACCTCGCCCTCATTTAAAACACAGAAGACATTGGAATCTCTTCCATGATTTTGTCGCCATTTGCTTTGACCCCACATTTGCAATTCGCTTATGCCATCGTTAGCTATCCAAGTAAACTTTTTATCCCTGAATCGTAGGTGCTGTGCAGTTGGCAGCCCTTGCTGATCGTTATAAGTAGCAACGTGTACCTGCTGTTCACGATAGAAAGCTTGGCAGTAACCAAAGAAGTTAAGAGTTTCGACAGTGATACCACGCCACTCTTTCTTAAATGGCTGCAAGTTTTTAAGCAGCTTGCTTGTTGATCTAACTACTGGCATTGATTCCTTTCTTACTGTGCTTTTAGGTTGAACGGTTGTGTTACACGCATAGCAATGTGTGTGTCCATCCGAGAAGGTGACGTTGCCATGATCGGTATCGCAATCAGGCTGTGGACATGGCCCTCTGCTTACTTCCTTACTTGTAGACATTGCCTGGCTCCTGATCTAAGACGAGAGCCTTATGATCTTTGCCATACTTATCTAGTAGTGCTTGCTTGGCTCTCTCTTTAGTAGCTGCGATGATGTACTCATCGAACTTCTCATTTCTAGGAGTGAGGACACGAACCCTATATTTATAAGTAAGGTCACTCCCTGTTGTTCTGTAAGTCATAGCTAGTTAAATCCTTTTGGTTCTGCTCTGTTGATTTTCTTTTTAGGTTTTGATTTTGTGTTAGGTGTACCCCAACCTTTCTTATACCCATGCCTTAAGGGTCGTCTTTTAGGTAGCTTCATTGGTAGCTTTTCTTATGTGGTCAAGCATGGTCTGAAGTTCAGCCCTGCGTTTCTTAATGTTCTGCACTCTCTCTGTATCAGGAGGTGCGTCAGGATCATACGGCTCCCAGTTACCAGAGCATTCTTCTCGGTAGAGCTTGCCCTTTATCCATCTGATTTCTTTATCCATTGCCAAGCATTAGAAATCATTTGATCTTGTTTCCTTTCAGTTGCATTTACTATTTCGTGCCAAGAGTATCTGTTACTTATATGTTCCCAGATAAGTTCTTTTTCTCTCTCGGTCACACCTATAGCGGCAAGAAAGGCTTGTCTTCTGTTCATTAGTTGTACCAGTCGGGTGGGATTTGTTTGTGACACCACTTGAAACCATTGCGGTCACACCATTCAAAGTACCGCATACTATTTTTCTTCTTGCTAATCTTTTCGTTAGCGTTCTGAAAACAGAGGCGTATATCTAAATGGGGATGTTGCGTCTTAACTGCACGTAGTTTGCGTCTATCTTCGGCACGTAGGTGGCCTTTCGCCTCGACCATAATGCCCGAAGGTAAAATGAAATCGGGTACATACGTCCCTTCGAGCGTGTACTCCAGTCGTAAGGATTCGTAGGTGAACGCAACATTTTTTGCATGTAAGTTAGCAGCGATTGAAGCTTCAAACTTGCTTCTGTATTTATTAGAAGTCAAACTCATCACCTGGGGTTGGTGCTTTCCCCTGCTGTGGTGC